ACTTATCGTAGCTGTGTTTGCTAGTTCTGCAATGGCTGCAGAAAAAACTAAAGCACCTGCCAAAGCACCTGCAAAAAAAGAAGTTAAACATCACAAAAAAGCCGAAGGTACAGAAATAGCTGGAACAAAACCAGATACATCAGCTAAGAAAAAATAAGCCAAAAGTTTGACATACTCCAATTAAGATAGTATAATTACTATTATTAATTGGAGTTTTTTTACGACTATGAGCGATTATTACCAAACACTAGGTGTTAGCGAAAATGCTAGCCCAGATGAAATTAAAAAAGCGTACCGAAGCTTGGCTAATAAACATCATCCCGACAAAGGCGGTGATCAGGCCAAGTTTAAAGATATTTCTGTTGCATATGAAAATCTAAGCGATCCGCAGAAGAAAGCTGAATACGATCAACAACGGATGTACGGCGGAATGCCTGGTGGCGGATTTGGTGGGACTCAATTCCACTTTAATACAGGAAATCCTTTTGGCGGAGCATTTGATCCGTTTGGGCAAGGTAGCCCGTTTGGCGATATATTTGGTCATATGCGCGGTGGTCATATGCGTCGAAATAGAGATTTGAATATACAATGTACTGTAAGTTTTATAGATTCTTATCTTGGAAAATCATTAGAAGCTAATTTTCAATTACCTAGTGGACGCAATCAAACAGTAAAAATTAATGTGCCTGCTGGCATTGCCAACGGTGATACTATTAGATATAACGGCTTAGGTGATGATAGTGTACAAAATGCGCCACGTGGCAATCTCAATGTAACTATTATAGTTCAGTCAGATCCTAATTTTGAAAGACGTGGAGATGATTTATATGCTACAGTAAATATTACTCCTATCGAAGCTATGATTGGTTGTAAAAAAACAGTCAGAACAATTACCGGCGATACAATGGATTTGGATCTTAGACCTGGTATAGAATCAGGTGTAGAATTTGCCAGTAATGGAAACGGATTTACTAATGTAAATAATGGACACAGAGGAAGATTTGTAAGCGTTATTAAAATTAAAACTCCTGCAGTCACAGATCCTGTGTTAGTAACAAAATTAAAAGAACTAAATGCTCAAATTAGTTAAAGATACAGACCCTGTTTTAAAACAACAATCTGCAGAGTGGAATTTTGAAAAAGACCTAAATGCAAAAGAATTAGAAATCGATATGGTACAAGCCATGATTACTAATAATGGTCGCGGGTTAGCGGCTAATCAAGTGGGAATACTTAAACGTGTTTTTGCTATTGCATTGGATAATCAAGTTCCATTTTGTATGTTTAATCCTAGTATACTAATAACAGATACCGAATTAGTCGATGGTAATGAAGGTTGTTTAAGTTTCCCCAACCTATGGTTATCAGTAAAAAGATACAAACAATTAACGGCCAAATACTTTGACAGAAATGGAAAAGAATGTATAATAGAATTAACCGGGTGGGATGCTAGATGTTTCCAACATGAGTTAGATCATTTAAATGGAATTTGTTTTACTAGTAAACTAAGTCCATTAAAGCTAGCATTGGCAATTAAAAAATTAAGAAAACAACAAAGGAAGAAATAATAATGGTTGAACCAAGTGATAACTTACAAGCTGTATTTGAACGTGCAATAGATACAGCTAAAAAATTACATCACGAATATCTAACAATTGAACATTTGTTATTTTCTATGTTAGCAGATGAAACTTTTAGTAATACTATAGAAGGATTCGGTGCAAATCTTGCAGAATTAAAAGATGATTTGGCCAATTATCTACACCACAAGTGCCAAGAAATTACTATTGAAGATGTTGTTGTTAAACCTAAAAAAACACAAAGTGTTGAACGTGTGCTTAATCGTGCATTTACACAAGTACTGTTTAATGGCAGACAGAAAATCGAACCTACCGATGTATTTTTAGCAATGATCGGTGAAAAACGTAGCTGGTCTTATTACTATATTAATAAAGCCAAAATAGATAAAGATAAGTTTGCAGATTACCTAAACAATGTAAATGATACTTCCGAAGATGAAGAAGGTCCACAAGATTCACAAAGTGATCGAGCGTTGAAAGCATTTACTAGTAACTTAAATGATCTAGTAGAAAAACAAAAAGTTGATCCGGTTATCGGGCGTATTGATGAATTAGAAAACATTGCGTTAGCATTAGGTCGTCGTAGCAAAAACAATGTAATCTTAGTAGGCGATCCTGGCGTAGGAAAAACTGCTATAGCAGAAGGACTTGCTTATAATATTGTCAAAGGGCATGTTCCTGATTTCCTAAAAGATTACAAAGTATATAGTTTAGATATTTCAGCTATGTTAGCTGGATCTAAATATCGCGGAGACTTTGAAGAACGTTTTAAACATGTTATCAAAGCTCTACAAAAGAAAGGTAAGACTGTATTATTCATTGACGAGGCACACATGATCTCTGGTGCAGGCAGTGCCGGAAATAGTTCTAACGATCTTGCTAATATGATGAAGCCTGCACTAAGTAAAGGCAATATTAAAGTCATTGCTAGCACAACATGGGAAGAATATCGTAAGCATTTTGAAAAGGATCGTGCATTAATGCGTCGTTTCCAACGCATAACAGTTGATGAACCTACACAAGAAATGGCTTTAAGCATATTACAGGGTATTAAAAAGTATTACGAAACATTCCACAATGTTAAAATTCGTAATGATGCATTGCAGGCAGCTGTTAAATTATCTGTCAAATATCAAACAGATAAAAAACTTCCAGACAAAGCTATTGATTTAATTGATGTAGCATGCTCGCGTTTTAATCTTAAAATTGCAGAAGAACGTGTAATCGGTGAGCACGAGATTCAATTTGAGCTTGCTAAAATGATTCAAATGCCTGAAGAAAAAATTATGGAAACTGAATCTAGCAATCTTGCTACTTTAGAAACTAATTTACAAGCAGAAGTGTACGGGCAAAATCTTGCTATTACAGAAGTTGTAGATAAAATTATGGTTGCACAAGCAGGATTAAAATCAGAAAATAAACCAATTGGATCGTTTGTGTTCATGGGGCCAACCGGTTGCGGTAAGACTGAAACTGCCAAGTCGCTTGCCAAGCATCTAGGTGTTAAACTATTACGGTTTGATATGTCAGAATACCAAGAGAAGCATAGCATCTCTAAGCTAATCGGTAGCCCTCCGGGTTATGTTGGATTTGAAGAAAATGCCGGATTACTAATTACACAAATACAAGAAAATCCAAATGCTGTTCTGTTGTTTGATGAAGTTGAAAAATCTCACCCAGATGTTACAACAGTATTATTACAAATGATGGATAATGGTTTTATTACTGGTTCAAACGGTAAACGAGCAGATTGCCGTAACTTAATTCTTATTCTTACTACCAACGCTGGTGCACAAGATGCTGAAAAGAATACAATTGGGTTTGGTACACAGGATAGAGAATACAGTGATAAAGATTTAAAGAAATTCTTTACACCAGAATTCCGTAATCGTTTAGACGGTATCATGACATTTAACAGATTGGGCAAAGAATCAATGACTAAAGTTATTGTTAAATTCATGGACGAACTTCGTGCTCAAGTTAAAGAAAAGGGTATCAAGATTAAACTAGATAAGGAAAGTACTAACTGGCTTATTACTAACGGATTTGATCCTAAAATGGGTGCTCGTCCGTTACAACGTGTTATTGATAAAGAAATCAAACGTCCGTTGGCTAAATTAATGTTGTTTGGTGAACTTAAGAACGGCGGTTTGTTAAGTATTACTGTAACCGACAATAAGTTATTGTTAGTATCTACTCCTAAGGAATCAAAAGTACAACTTTTAACTGTAGATAATGCACCATCATTAGTAGATTTAAATGTTACGTAAAAAACTTACTACAAAATTGTTTAGAGGAGTATACCAGTACAAAATTGTACTGGTATGCAGTGGTTCAGGGTTCTTTCGAAATAAAGAATTTAGTGCTATTATAGATGAATTAAATTCATCTAACACAATCCCTCACCGATCTAGCTCTATTAAGACGTTAGCCGATAAAATATATGCTATTTCATTAGCTAGCGAATTATCTAAAATGGCAGATATAGATTTGCGAGTAGAAAGTCCGTGGATAAGTGTGTATTCTAACAATAAAAAAGACGTAGAAAAACTAGCTAAATTAGATGCCAGCAGGGTAAAGTATATTTGCGAACCAGCAGGTAATAATTTAACATCCGATACAATCATAATGCCTAAAATAAATTATGATTTTAGAGTTACATTGGGTAAGACTACACAACCTAACCCTGCATTTATCGAATGGGCTGATAAAAGTACAAAATGCAAGCTAACTAAAAGTTGTATCAGAGATTTACAAAAGCCGCGCAGTTGGGGTGGTACACACTTTTATATTACAGGCGATAACAACTTATTATTGGCAAAAATGCACTTGGGTAGTAGTATAAGCAAGATTGAACGCATACTTAAAGCCTAGCCCGTTGATCCTAAAAGCGATAAATACTCTAAATCCATAGCATTCTATTGGGTATGTAAAACTGAGGCCAATATGCGTATACAAGAGTTATTAGAAAACGCTCACTTTAAAGAGTTAGATTTTGTTAAAAAACAAGGTGACAAGCGTGAAATCGACTACGATCTAGTAGAAGATCTATTGCATTTTATGCACAATGATGACCATGTTTATCGTCGTTATGTGTTTCCTGTTTTAATGAAGTGCATAGATCGTATTAAAGATAAAAAACCTACAGATGCTAAAATGTTTGCAGAAACAATGCACGAATGTTATAAATTATATAAGAAAAAATTTCCTATCCGTGAATTGCCCGATATTTTAGAAGATAAAACATGTGAAGATGCATGTAAAAAACTACACGAAGAAACACGTGAACACATACAAACTGGCAAGTACAAGGATTAATAATGTTATTACGTGAATTGTTCCTCGATGTTAGGAAACCTATTCTAGAAGGTGGAAATATTTGGCCGGAATCCGAAGAATTCGATCAAGCAATTGCTGCGCATCTTGCCCAAGAAACAAACAAATATTTGCACGGAATACAAAGTAGCGTACACTTAATTGGAAGCGCAGCGACACCGACTCCTGGTAAAATGAGCGGCGATTTAGATGTTATGGTTGACTTAGGTCAACTGATGAAACAGTTTGGCACTAAAGATGGTAAAACTACTAGAGCTGAATTAGAACACTATTTGCAAGGCAAAGGTTTACAAACTAAAAAAACCGGAGTAACTGTACATATTCTTTTACCATATAAAGGTAAATTCTATCAAGTCGATATTAAAGCTGTTGGTAATGCCGAAAGGGTTCATAAATTTCACCATCATTCCATTCCACAAGGCAGTCCTTATAAAGGCGTTCACAAACAAATGATGATGAACGCACTAGCAAGTAGTCAAGGTATGTTATGGTCTCCGGACGAAGGACTTTATGCCCGAGATGCTATGGGGAAGAAATCAGAATTTATTAGTGACGATTTAGATGAAATTGCTAAACGTTTAATTGGGCCACATGCAAATGCTAAAGATTTGGGTAGTGTTGAAAGTATTATGAACGCAATCCCCGATGAAACTCGCAGAAATGAAATATTTCAATCTGCAAGCAGTGGAGCAAGTTGGCAAGCTGTTAGTCCTAAACAAATTAATGAAGCAGCAGCTCCTGCTGTAGGTCGGAAGTATCAGCACATTGAAGATCTAGTATTTACAAATGGTAGTACTGGTGGATTACATGCGGTTGAACGTCTGCGTCATATGACTAGCAAAGGTGGCACAATAGAATTAAAGTGGGATGGTAGTCCTGTCATTTATTGGGGCAGGGATGAAGACGGCAAGTTCCATATGTTCCCCAAGAACGCTTGGGATTATATGAAGCGTGGTACTACCCATACCAAGAGTGGTGTAACTACTATGATGAATGATCCAGATGACGTTGCCATGTTTGTACTAGGTACAGGTAACACACAACCTGGACAAGAAGAACAACGTCGTGCATTTGCGCAAGGCCTTGCAGATCTATGGCCGTACTTTGAAAAGATCAGTCCTAAAAAAGGATACATCGAAGGCGGAATATTGTTTAGTCCGTTACAACCAGCACAACTAAATCAATCGACTAACGAATATGATTTTAGACCTAACATTACTAGTTTTCATATTCCAGTAGGCAGTGCATTAGGCAAACGTATTGCCAACGCTAAAGTTATGGTAGCTGCAACCGGTTATTACACACATATCGGGTCAGATGAAACACGGTATCCTGATGCAGAAAAACTATCAACACCAGATGTTATTGTGCAAGGTACAACGTATGTCGAACATCCACCTAAAGTAGATGATACTGGATTAAAACATGCAGAAGATTATATTAAGAAAAATAAATCGTTAATTGATAGTTTTATTGCTGGGCAGCCAGGTTTAAGTAAACCAGGTGATGTGTTGTATTCATTCTATAATCAAAATTTACGTGTTGCTGGAGTTAAACAACAATTTGCTCAATGGGCGCAAACTAAGTTAAGCAACAGCCAAGCTGAAAAAGTATTAACACATCCAGGATTAGATGCAGTATTAAGTGCTGTAGAATTACTAACACACGAAAAAATGAAAGTTATTAATTCATTAAGTTCCGGAACACATGGTGGGATACGACAAACTAAACCAGAGGGATATGTACAAGCACATCCTGGAGGTAAATTTAAACACGATTTGCCAGGACAGTTTGTCAAAACAATCGATCAAGCTAATTGGGCGCCAAGGAAAGACAATGCTGTTACGTGAATTTCTTAATCGCACCGGAGAAGGCAAATCCTGCGTAGTAGGATGGGGGCGCGGTATGGGTCATAAAGGCCATATGTACCTAGCTAGCAGTGTTATTACGCAAGCTAATGAATCGGGCGCAGATCCTTATTTTGTTGTTAGTCGTACCGTAGGAAAAGATGATCCAATAACTCCAGAAGAAAAGTTGCATATATACAAAAAAGTGTTTCCTAAACACGGACACATATTTCATACAGCAACAGAAGAAATGCCTGATTTAACTCGTGTACTGCGTAAGTTAAATGAAATGGGCTATAGTGATTGTACTGTTGTTGTCGGTGCCGATCAAGTTAATAGTTTAAGTTATGTTAAACAATATAATGGTGTGCCCGATAAACAAGGAAATATTCCATTTAATTTTGATAATTTAAACGTTATTAGTCGTCAGGAAACTAACGATCCTAGTAGAGAAGAAGAAGGCCCACGTGCTACACCAATGCGTGATATTCTTAAAAATCCTAACGCAACAGATGATGAAAAATTCAGTGCGTGGCGTGATGCTATGAGTCCTGAACTCGATGATAATGAGGTTAGAGACTTAATGCACAAAGCAGGAGTGCGCATGGCTGATCCTACTTTTGGTAAAAAGCCTAAAAAAGAAAAAGTAGCTGATGAAAGCCTGATGGGATTTTTAGCAAAATCTAATAAACCTGTTGTTAAAAAATCTTCAGCAAGTACTGAAGAAATGCGTAAGTATTTTGAAAAAGAAAAAGCTAAAGATCCTGAAAAAATTGAAAGAGGTGAAGGCTCTAAACAAGTTAAACAAGTATATACTAAGACTTCTGAAAATTCAGTTAAATATGCTAATAAGGTAATACGAGAAATGAGAGCACAAGAATTTATGCGTAAAAAACTAGCAGAAGGCGATGTACCATATGCTGGCAGAGGTTCGGAAGAATTACACCATGTACATATTCAAGCATTAAAAAATGCCATGAGTATTCCTAACATCAGCATGAACAAAGCCAACGGTAGTCCATACATGCAATATAGATTTGGTCTTGCTATGGCTAATCCAGACATGCCTCGCGCAGGTGCTATGAGCGGTGATCCATTAATTACAGCATACACTGATGCAGAAATGCAAAAGGTAAAAGACGCTGCTAAAACAATGGGGGCAGGAGCTATTACACATATAAGCGATAGCGTTAGTAATGAAGCAGACGGCGGTAATGTTACTAGCCCTGTAGCTAAACCTAAAAAGAACAAATACGGAATATAATGAGAGCTAAAGAATTTATTGTTGAGCGATCTGGCAAACCACACGAACATCACGATGCTGTTCATCAGGGGTTTAGTCGTCAACGTGATCCCGGAGGTTGGTTTCCTAGCTATCATCAATTAAGAACTGGCATGGCACTAGCTATGGCTGATGGTAGTAAAGAAAAATTA